TGTCTAGTAAAACGTTGACCATCAACTCTATTGTCTACCATTGGTTCACCGCGTATGTTTAAGCTTGTGTTTAGTAGAATTGGACACTTTGTTTTCTCATACCATGCTTCTAATATATTACGCATGTTGCTACCGTCTTTAGGTACTACTTGTACTCGTGCAGTATTATCAACATGACAAATAGCTGGGAATAATCGAGAAGTGTTTTCTCTAGCCAATGTTGCATATTGCATATAACGATAATCATAAGTTGAATTTAAAATAAAATAATCCTTTGCGTGTTCTTCTAACACAGCAGGAGCAAACGGTCTATATTTTTGACGTTGCTTAATTTCATTTACACGGTCTTTAATATCTAATCCGCGAGGATCAGCAAGCAAACTACGATTACCTAATGCACGTGGTCCCCACTCTGCATAGCTGTTTGCAACACCAACAATTTTGTCTTTAACTAACACATCAATAACATTGTCTACTTTAAGATCACCAACAATCATATGTCCTAAAAAAGCATTTTTCCAGTTAAGTTTCTTTCCATAACTAAGTGCCGCTGCACCTAATGCTGATCCACAATCGCCTGGGTTTGGGCAAATCCAAACATTACTCCATATATGATGTAATTTAGTGTTTGCTACACAATTTAAAGCAACTCCGCCGCCATAACACACTTGCGTTTCTTGAGTTAACTCTGCTGCTTTTTCGTGTATTTTAAATATTAACTCTTCTGCAATAAGTTGTGTAGCAGCAGCAATATTATGATCGATGTTGTTGTGTGCCCAATTCTTACAGCCTCGGTGCATGTTTTTTTTAAAAGTTAGTTCACTCTTACTTTCTATAAAATCGTTATACATTTTGTAATATAACGAATCATTTCCATATGCAGACATGCCCATTAAGACATACTCATCTTCCATAGGACGAAGACCCACACGTTGAGTCATAGCAGTATAAAATAAACCGATACTGTGAGGATATTTACGGCTCCAAAGTTTTTGATACTTTGCTTTACCATTGTTATCATAATAAGCATACCAAATACTTGCAGTATCCCATTCACCAATTGCATCAATTACTACAACTGCACTACGATCATATGGGCTTGTTTGAAACGCTGCGGCGGCATGACTTAAATGATGCCCCCACTTATTCATTTTACGCGGGAGGTCAAAATATTTTAACTTGTTGATTACTGGTGTGATAGACGAAATTTTTTGACCAGCGTAAAGTCTACGAAGATTAGTTAACCACGGGCGCTCATAATAATTTACAGTAACGTTCTCATATCCAGTAAACTCACAATCTTGAAATTGATGATAATGCAGATTGGGATCGTTTTTTATTTTACTATAGCGTTCACTATGACTAGCATGTAAAATATTACCGTTAGCATCTATTAATGCTAACCCAGCGTCGTGATAGCCTTGGCTGATACCTAAATGATGTTTAGTCATAGATAAACGGGTCGCGCTTTTTTAATTCACGCAATCTTTTACGATACATAATTTCAATCTTAATTTTATTGTATAATCTTTTAAAAAACGCAATCATGGTATACTTTCAATAGCTAGATCACTTATGGTACCATCTAACCATTCTAATTGTAAAAATTCGTGTCTAATAGCACCATACTTTTCTATGCATTTACTTATAGTAGGAGGCAGCAACTTTAATTCATCTAACTTGTATAAATTAGCATCATCTAACTGCATTGGTTTATGTGGACTTTTGTAAGCACACAAATGTATCATTTGTTCGTGTCTACGTTGTTTGAAGTGGCCGTCTTTGCAATCAAATCCACACGCTGCAAGAAGATATATCAAACTTGCAATGTTATGTGGCCAAAAACACCCGTTTTGATTTATCATTTGCCATCTAGATAAATCATCAATGTAATTTGACTGAGGTATTGCGATATATAGCAATCCATTTTCATTCATTATATCATACCAATGACGCAATGTTTTAACGGGATCTGTAGAATATTGAAAAGAATTATAGCACCAAAGAACATCTACTTTATTTTTTGCAATTGTAGTTGCTGAAAAATCTTCTTTAACAACACGAACATTTGATCTGCGATTATGATTGTCAAGTTGTAAAACTTTATCAACTGCGAAAATAAACAATTTGCGAGTCTTGCCGTTTTCATCTATTCTATCTGCCCATGCAGCTGAATCTGTTCCTTTGCCACACCCCATGTCAGCAATTACTGACAAGCTGTCCATAAAATCTATTCGTTGATCAAGTAAGGATAATGTTTCGATAGCACTCATAATACAATATCTTCCATACCAGCTACACGTAACTTTGTAATATGACCTAATTGAAAGTTTTTACTTTCAAGCCCTTTTATGATACCTAAAAACTTATTACGAACAAGTGCTACATCGTTAATAATTGTTTCGTAATCAATTACTTCATCTTCGCCATCGACATACTTTTCAGCTTCGCGACTGCTCAATGATCTATTATAATTTTCAAGATACTTTTGAAAATGTTTGCGTCTAATTTTGTTAAGTTGAATATTAAGGTAGTTTAGCACAGCTTCAATTTCTTGAAGCTGGCTAAATCTATACTCAGTTATGCCTGGTAGATCGGAAAGATTTTTTTCAATCTTGCCGTAGATACGCACATCTTGTCTAGCTTTTTCTAATTCATTTTCATAATGAAGAATAAAATTAGGAATTTGAGTTAGATCTGCGGTAATTCTTGTATACCAGTTCATAGCTCCTCATAGTCATCATCGTCTTGTTCATCTACTTCAACAAGTTCTTTTACTGCACGCCTGAGAACAGGATTACCTGTTGTCATTGCATATAAATCATCTTCGTGGATACCTGCATCAACTAGTTCATTTACTAAATGATGCGCTGCTGTGTCGTGATCTCTAGCAGGAATATATTCGCTAAGGATCTTCCAAATTAAGTGAGTAATCTCTTCCATTTAAAAACCTTTTATAAGACGAGATACTTATTCCAAATCTACAGTTTCAGTCGTCGTTACCACTGGTACTTCAGAAGCTTTAGATTCGTCCCATTCGTCCATAACAATTTGTAGCTTGTCTTCAGTCCAACCCTTACGAAATTCTTTAATAGTCTCGCCGTCTTTGGTAATGTAAACAAGTTTATTGCCATCCTTTTTAAGTACACCTTTTGCTTCAAATAGTTCTAGTAGGCCAGATGTAGGACTCATTCCAGTGTCGTAAGGAATCTTAACTTGTACAGACTCATTAGGCTTTGCATAACGAGTTTTCATAACCTTACAAGCTGCACGAATACCACGAACTTCACTGATCTTATTGCCGTCTTCATCTTCCTTAAGCTTTAGCTTACGCATGGCTACGACGATGGAACTTGCATAGATAAAGCCTTGACCGCCCGAAATCTTGTCATCTGGATCAAACATATCCTGACTTGCATAAGTATGGTTAGTGGCAACTAATCCAACATTCATGCTGCCAAACATATTGACGCAGTTACGTACCAATGCGGTAAGTGCCTTTGGTTTACGACCCATATCGCCCTTCATGTCACCAGCTTCAAACTGATTGACGTCTGTTGGAGTGAGCAACATACCTAGACTGTCTAGGACAAACAATACCTTTGGACGTTCCTCAGCTGGCATTGTTTTGTAGTCTTTCATAAACGTACTAATCATCTTAGCAACGTCATCAATCATAGCCATGTTTAACTTTAGTAGTTTAGATTCATTAGTGTCGACGCCAAGCGCACGTAGCCATTCTTCGTCAAGAGCATTTTCAGTATCAATCAATACAACAAAGATACCTTGCTCTTGTGCATTTTTTACAATGTTACCTGAACAGATGTAACTCTTGCCTGCACCCGATTCACCTGCAAATACTGTGACTTTTCCCATAGGGATGCCTTTATGAAAATCACCGCTAATGAGATAGTTTAGTGTATAGTTACCGGTTGAGATCCAATCTGTTGGATCATTAAACCCAATACTTAGACCATCAATACTCTTTGTTAGGTCTTTACGAAATTTTGTTAAATCAAATGGTTTAGCCATAGAAATTCCTTTACAATTTTTAATATGTTATAACGTTAATGTAGGATTTATGCAATTTATTATGTTTTATTTTTTGGATTATATCCAAAAACAGTTATGCATTCTTCTTGTATCGATTTTGGAAGATCATAGAAATTACTTTCTAACAAGCAATCAGGCCAATCAATTTCCCTTACTTGCTCATAAAAAGTTAAAAAAGCAGTATCTGCATTACTGTTACTTGTTAAGTTATTTGTAAAATTTCGAAATGAAATTTCTTCATCAACATAAATTTTATCTACTAACTTTGGAAAATAGTTAACAATATAATTTCCATATAAATCATAATCAGAAAGTGTTTTATCAGAAGAATCAACAATTTGATTAGCTATTACATCTAACAATGACATACTAAACTTTTCTTCTATAAATCGACGCATTTCTTTGATAGTAAAAGAAATCATAGCCATGCACTCAGCTGTTATAAAAGAAACTTCTTGATTATTAATTTTCAACGTGTCGATTTCAAACCAATTTTTAAGAATTGGCTTAACTTTATCGTTTAAATTTTTTTCTGATCCGGTATAAAAATTAATCTTGTTGTTGTTAAAAAACGTAACAGGTTTAATTAGCATCCTATCTGCTTCAAATACTACGATATTACCATCAATAATTTTATCTAAATTCAATTTAAAAAGCTGTTGTTTTATCCAGTTATGATTGTAAATTTTTTTATACTCAAATTTTGGATCAATTATTTTCCAAAAATCTCTATCTTTAATTAAGTTACAACCATCTTCATTTATTATTGTATTAGATATAATATTAATAGATAAAATATCATGCTGAACAAATTTTCTAATTGCTTCGATACATTTAGAAATTACAAGACGGTATTCAGCACAACATACAATGTAAATGTGAACACCGTCTTGTTTAGACATTACTTTTGCCTCGAACGAATCATTGCAAGAATGTCTTCAGCTCTTGCATTTGTTGCTGCTGGTTTTGGTGTAGCAGTAGCAACTGATGGGGTTTCGTCTGTATCAAATGGAACTTCATCTGTTTCTTCAACTTTTGGTGTTACTCGAGGAGTAGAAGCTCCAGATGTTCTTGTCGAACTTGTTGCTCGTTCTTCATCACCGCTGTCAGCTTTAAAACCAGATGGCTTAAAGTATTGACTCCAACGATCAGGATCGTATGCTTGACCATCTACTGATGCTTCAAACATTTCCTTAATTACATTAAGCTCAACCGCAGTTGGCTTCTTTGGAAGGAACTCTGAGAGGTTATACAAACCATGTGCATCAATAGCAGCACGTTCAGTTGCAGTGAGGGCAGTTTCTTTACGAGCCCACTTGCTTGTTGAATAATCTGCATAACCGCCTTTGCTAGTCTTTGTAATGCTAAAGTCTAGACCACGATCATAACTTGTTGGAAGTTCTTCAATTTCAGTATCCATTAGAGCGGCCTTAATCACGTTAAAGATTTGAGGACCAATAATGAAACGACGAATTGGATTTTCTGGTGCATTGTCTTCGTTTAACGGATTGTCGTGAACAAAACCTTGGAACAAATAGCTACGCTTCTTCCAATACTTGCGACCTAGTTCTTCGAGGCTCTTGTCCTTAAACCACGGACGAACTTCTGTTAGAACTGGGCAAGTTTCTCCTTGCCACATTTCCATGCATGGTACTTGAACAGTTGTAGGTTTGCTATCAGCCTGTCCTTTAATGCCTGCAAATGGAAGCTTGATCATTGCACGTTCAACCCAAAAGAAATCATTCTTTGCGTTGCCGTCTGGGAGGAATCTTACTTTTGATGTGGAACCTTCTGGAATATCCCAATGGGGATAAATTGCGTTATCGCCTTTAAAGCCGCCTGATGCGCCGCGATTTTCGCCTTGCTGTAGTTTTGCACGAATTTCTGCTAATGATGCCATAATGTTTCTCCTTAATATATGCCTATGTTAGCCTAAGTGTTTGCCTTAGCACACACTGTATGAACAGTATATGCTAAGACTATTTATATATGCAAATAAATTATTGAAGTATTTTGATTATTTTATTTTTGAAAAATCAAGCTTTTGTCCAGGCATGACTTTATTAATATCTTTAATGCCGCTGGATTGAGCTATAGTTTTTAGATCTGCTGCTGTTGGGGCACGACCAAATTGTGACTTAAATGTATTCCATACATTACTGCCTGCACTTACTGTGCCTGACTTTGGTAGAGGAGGTGTAGTAGTCATACCACCGACTGTGCCAGCTCCTTGGCCTATCTTTGCTGCTTGAGCAGAAGGTGTTTTTGCAAGTGCTGTTGCTTGACCAAAGTTAGTAGTTGGTGTACCTTGACCGCCTGGCATAGTCTTTGGAGCAGCTTTTGGAAGTGATGGATTAAAAGTCATGCCACTCTTTGATGGAATGCTGCCTGTACGTTGTGCTGTAGCAGCAGCTTTCTCTTGGCTTACCATTGCATCCATGTCAGGCATTGCGCTTTGTGTTTTATCAAACTGAGGCATTGATGTTACTGGTTTAACTGTTGATGATCCAGTAGGATTTTGATTTTGCCCTGTTCCATAAAGCCATTGTTGCATACCTTTTGGTTGTGCAGGTGTTGAACCTGGAACTTTAAATGCAGTGGAAGTTTTTGTTGCGGGATTATTAATTACAGTTGAAGCAGGTGCTTCACTTAAATTTTGTTCTAAAAATTCTCTAACAGCGGCTTCATCAAACTTTCCTGCTGTAACCATCTTCTTCATCATAGCGGTAAGTTGTGCTGCTTTGCGTGGATCGCTTGCTGCGGCCTGCATAACTGTGTTACCAAGTCCACCAATTGTTTGCATTGTTTGACGAGGAGGCATTTTACCAGCAGCTTGCGCTGCCATGCCTTGTGCAATTTGCCCAGGTGGTGCTTTTATTCCTGCTGCTTGTGTGACGCGACTTACATTTTTTGCAGCTTGTTGTATCTTAGGATCACGCATAGCTTGACCAACGTTAACTGGTCCGCTTGTTCCTTGTGTTCCTACTGTACCTTGTGTACCTTGTGTGCCTGCTTCGTCTACGTCAGACTTTTTTTTTACACTGTTTTCTGGAACTAAATCGTCTGCCCAAGACTCATACGCTTCTGCTTCATGGAAGCCACCAGTACGCTTTTTCTTTGCGCCATAAATTTCTTTTGGATCAACACGAATCTCATCTGCGTAACTTGGATCAGCTGCCATTTTCTTTACATCATCCATGTACTTTTTAGCAAGCATCATGGCAGTTTGTTTGTCTGCTGGATCATACTCTCTATCTTGTACACGCTCAGCAGCATCACTTGCAAAGTTTGCGATTTCATCTGCATTGTCACCAATGGAACGACTAGCAATATCACTTAGGATAAAACTAAGCAAACCAGCACCGTCAGTAAACTTAGTACTACGGAACATTTGATCAGCAGCATCGTCCTTACGTAGAACAAGA